CAGGTAATCCGATAAGTCCTGGCGCTCGCAGCAAGGTGTGGTAGAGCCTGTCGGTGTGGTTAGATCGCGTGATATCAGTAACGCCCAAGTCCCAAAGAATCTCGCGGCAAGCCTCTCGATCAGCATCTAGTCTGCCTTCCCACTCTAAGCCAGTTCCCCTTGCCCATTTTGATAAACCGTCGAAATCGATTTCATCTCCGACACATAGGACTTGGTCGAATTTTTCGCGATTGACTAGCTTCCGCAGCGATTTGATTGCCGCTGGCAAATGAAATGGGACTTGTAAATCTGAAATTACAAGGATGCGTTTTTTAGTCATCATCCTCGTCATCGATTATTGTGCCGATATCCTCGACATCTTTTTCAGGCAGGTTGAACCAGTCGGGCCAACCAGCGGAAGCTGCACAAAGATATTGAGAAGCCTCAACGCTAAAGCCTGCCTTGCGTAGCGCTAGGTAATACTCGCGGATTTGAATAGCATGAATTTCCAACGGTGTAAAGTCAGCAGAATTAACTGTCTTGACTTTTACTGGTTTCCTTTTGGCCATTCTTTGCTCCTACGATCCATTCGGTGTTTTCAATGAATATTTCAATTCCTGAAACCAGGCAATTGCCATCCATCAAGCCCACGGATTATTTTTGCAGAAGGATGTGATAAATCTGGTCGATTTGCTGCTCGACACGCGCTAAACGATCATTCATCGAGCCGCCACCGTTTGGCTTTAGCTCTGCCAAATAATGCTTTACCAACCAGCGCACTAATCCAATAAATGAACCAATAACGATCGAAGCAGCAGTCGCATAAGCCGCTATCGCTTCGGCGCTCATTTTTTCTTAGGTGTGGCATAACCAAAGATGCCTGCCAATACCGCCCAAAGTATTGAGCGATAATCCAATGCAAAGTCAGAGTTTGCCCAAGCAGCTAAGAATGCTCCAGCAAGTAGCACATAAGGGTTTTTCATTGTTGGCCTTTCAGTAACGGGATATCAAATAGCGAAGGATTTTTATCACCCTTCGGCGTAAAGCTGATATGTATATGGCTTGTGTGGGGATTTGAGCCTTTGTATTTGCGCCAGCGCCATCCCAATATGGGTGAAGCAATTTTTCCATTGTGGATAATGTAGGCGATGCGCTTATCTCGCTTTGCGCAGGCTCTAATCTGATTTGCAAGATATATGCTCTCTGATTTATGTCTTGATAAATCGCTATCAATGTCCAGCGCCCGAACGCATCCAGTTTTGGCATCTGGATTGTGATCTGACTTTTCGGCGCGGTGCTTCGCATCGCCTATCCAACCATCGGAGCGCTTGTCGCGGTCAGGGTAGTGAAAGTTGATTGCATCGCGCATCTCATGAGCAGCTAAACTAAGCCAGGGTTTCATGTTCGATATTCTCACAAATCCATCGGCATTTATCATTTAATTTTGCATCATCGTGGCATTTTGGCGGTATAAATGCGTCTAAAACTTCATCATAAGTAAAACCTATACTTGCATAATTTTTACGAATTTTCGCATTGTAAGAAGTTCTAATGCACTTTTGATTTCTAAATTCGCCATACCAAATTTCGGGTTCTTTACCTTCAATCAATTCGGTTTCATCGATGCCGACAATCACTTCAGTTACTTTATTATTTTCATCCAAGAATGCGTAATGTGCCATTATGACCAACTCACATTTCCTGTGCCAGCGGTGATTGTCGCAATTGTATTTGAGCCGCTTGTTGTTGTTGATCCAGTTAAGCCAGCACCGATTGTGATTGTTCCTGCTGCGGTTGGCCATCTTAAAATTACAATTCCAGAACCACCAGCACCGCCATCTCGATTAACTGTATCATCGTCCGCTGCACCGCCACCGCCGCCGCCTGTATTAACTGTTCCAGCTACACCATTGCCACCAGTGCCACTAGCAGTTCCACCAGCACCACCACCGCCTGTTCCACCTGTTCCAGAAGTAGCACCACCGGGTGTTGTATATGCGCCACCGCCGCCGCCACCTGCATAAGTAACTGATGAACCTGAGATGGAAGTTGTAACACCATTTCCACCATTACCGCCAGAATTTGCAGCAGGACTATTTGAACCAGCCGCACCAGCACCGCCGCCGCCGCCTAATCCAACTGAAGATGATCCGTTGCCACCTGCATAACCTTGATTTGTCGTTCCACTACCGCCTGTATATGGGGAACCATAACCACCGCCGCCGCCTGAGCCGCCATTTCCAGCCGCGTTTTTTCCACCTAAACCGCCACCAGTTGTTGAGATGGTTGAAAAACTTGAACTGTTACCTTGAAATCCAGCATTACTTCCACCGCCGCCATTTCCACCAGCGCCAATTGTTACTGAATAATTTGTAGATTTAGCTAAAGTTAAAGCAGATTCTAATGACCCACCACCGCCAGTTGCAGTTACTGTGCATCTTAATCCACCAGCACCACCGCCGCCGCCAACATATCCAGCACCGCCGCCGCCGCCTGCGACAACCAAATAATCAACGATTAATGCAGTGGCTTTTTGTGATGATAAAATTCCAGGAATAATTAGCATTATGCCAAATCGCCTACAATCGTAAAAGTATTGCTTGCGGTGCAGACAATTGTGCAGGCAGAATACTGTGCGCGAAGCTTAGGAGCTGATGCGGTTGCGCCTGTTGATGTGATAGTTACACCTGAACCTTGTGCGAAAGTAACTTGACCAGCACCGATTTGTTGCAAATGAACGACATTGCCAGCAGAGAAAACTGATGGCGGGACTGTAACTGTAATTGCTCCAGCATTTGAAGCAGTAATCCATTTGCCTAAATCACCAGCTACTAGCGTGTAAGTAGTGCCAGTCTGTGCATTGAATGAAAGCGTTGTATCATCTTGCTCAATCCAAGAAAAATCCATATCGGTATTAGAAGCCTTGCTTAATACCTGCCCGGTCGTGCCGCCCTTGAGATCGACCAATGAAGTGTCGATTGCTGAACCTAGTGTTCGCATAGCAGCAGCGCCATCTTTGACTAGGTCTGTATCGTCTGGCGTTTCCCAGCCGAAGTTAGTTGTTGTTGCCATGATTCTCCTTTAGGAAACTATTGTAGCGTTAAGCCACTCTAAACTTGTGTTAAGGGTGTTCCAGGTTTCAGCAGCCCCGACATTGTTCCATCGGCTAGCCTGAAGCGTGAAAGCAAGTGGTGAAACATTGAGCGTAACTGATAGCTTGTTATAGCCAGTCCTGAAAGTCCAGCCTTCAACGAAACCCTGAAAAACCCCATTCTGCATATTTGTAGGTAAGTCTGTGATGTTAAGCGGTAACCCCATAAAGACATTTAAAAGCGCATCTCGGTCGATATCGCTTAATTCTGGGTTGGTTAGCTCAAAGGTAATTGAATCAAAGATTGCTTGGGGATAGGCGCGGATGTTTAAATAAAAATTGGCTTGGGAAGTGGCATCTGCGCTATTTTCTAGGCTGGTATTGATTACCTGTCCTTGCTGGCCATAAAGCGCGATGGAAGTGGCATCCTCGGCGCTTTGTTGCTGATTGTTTTTATAGATAATAGTTACCTTGTTACGGATATCGCCAATTTTGGTAACTGTGCGAATGCCAGCAGCTAGAGCATCGTTGGCTGATAAATCGGTGAAACCATTGGCCGCCAAATACTGTGATCTGTGGGTGCTATCTGCGTAGCAAATTTGGCCATTGGCATTTTCATAAATATATCCAAGCCCTGAAGTTGCCAAAGCAGAAACCAGCGAATAGGCATCTGTGGTAGATGATGAGCGATTGGCTAGTTCATAATCACCTGGTCGGTCTATCTCACCTAAACCACTATTTTCAGCATTAGCCCAAGTGGTCGTAGCAGGATAATTGTTCCAAGCCAAAGAAGGCGCTACACCTGTCCAGTCATCGTAAAGCAAGCCAGATAAAATTGTGTAAATTTGATCGCCATCGAAGTCGGTCGATAACACGCCATCGGTTAAAGCCTTTGGCAATTTGGATAATGCGCCTAAAGCGATTACTCGATAACTTTGGGTAACTGTGATTGAGCCACCCTTATTAACCACTTGCTCAATGTCTGTGATAAAACCGCCGAATACATTTACATAAGCGCCAGTTGAATCTTTAACTGAAATTGTTACCTGATCGTTTATGTGTAAATCCACATATTGCTCATCGAAGTTAATAACCTCAAAAGCGGCATATCCGGCCTGTGGTTGCTGGTAGATATTTGTGCGACCGGAAGTGATGGTCATATTGGCTAAAGTAACATTGGCAAATTCGCCGCTGCCATTTAGCATTAACTTCCAGTCAGGTGTCCAAGCGGTCATGCGATTTCTAACGACCTCGCTCCGCCAGTTCCGCGAATATATGAATTGTTAATAACATTGATTACTTCTCGGGCTACGCCTTCAGGATCGCCTGCAACGCCGATATTGACTGTAACATTATTTGGCACTTGTCCAGCAATACTCATTGGTTGGCTAAATGGTTTAGCGCCTAAGCTTGCGAATGTATCGGTAGCAACTGCGGTTGCCTTAGCTGCGGTGCTTGTGCCGCCAGTCGTGCCGCCACCTGCGGTCGATGTCGTGCTAGGTGTTGTAATAGTGGGGATGGTTGGCAGGTTGCTGGTTCCACTACCACTAACTTTAGGAACGCTGATTGTAGGCGCTTTAACATTTGGAATAGTTGGAATGTTAGGCAATAGCGGAATTGCGTTATAAGCCTTGATTAACGCATTGATTCCAGCAATTGCGCCATTTACGACTACGGTTATGCCACTAGCGACTTTGCCCAGAATATCAATTACTCCAGAAGCCACGCTTGAAACTACTTTGAGAGCGCCAACGAATGCCACGCCTAAAACTGGAACGACATAAGTTTTAATCAAATCTGCGTATGCACTAAATGATTCTTTGTTACGCTCGATTGCATCTGCAACTGGCTTAAAGATATTTAAGAATTTACCGATATTAGGGATAATCTCATTAACGACTATATTGACGAATTTCTCAAGGATTGGCAATAAGCGGTTGCCGATGCCTTCCTGGAATTCTGCAAATGCTTGCTTTAGACGATCGATGCGGCCTTGATAGGTTTCCGCAGCTGCGGCGGCTGAACCCCCAAATGACTTGGTAAGCATGTCCTGAATATCAGCAAATGACTTACCCTTGATTTCAGCGCTAGAAAAACCTAAACCTAATCTTGCTAAAGCGGTTGTTTGGCCATCGTAAGCCTTACCGAGAGCGTTTGCGACATTCTCTAGCGGAATACCTCGAGCTTTGGAAATGTCTAAGGCTAGGCTTAATAAATCCTGCGCTTTGGTAACTGAATTGGTCGAGAGCGCCAAGCGACCCAACGCGGATCTCAAATCTGTATCAGCCACACCTGTCGCGAGCTGCATCTTTGTAATTGATTCCTCGGTTGCCTTTATTTGTGCATCCGTAGCGCCTGTTGCATTTTTTAGCGCTATCGCTAAACGATTTTGAGCAGCCTCATCCTCGATTGCAGCCTTAACGCCATCGACTGCTAATTTGGTTGCATAAGCGCCAGCAGCAGCAGCAGCAGCGGCAAATGCAGCCGCAGCCATCTTGCCAAATTTTTCTACTTGGCCAGCAAAGCCGCCTACATCGTTATTAGCGGTTTTTAACTTTTTATTAAGATCATCGACATCAGCAAGTATTGAAAGTTTTAATGTTCTACTGCCAGCCATTATGCCCACTCTTTCACGATGTCGCTAAATGCTGCTTCCCACTTTGCAATAATCTCTGGCTGAATTTGGCGAAGTGTTGGATAAATAAAATAGCCTTGTGAGCCTTTTTTGTAATTAGGTGTGCGCTTTGGAAACTGCTTATAGCGGTTAGATCCAAATTCCATGCCAGGCCATAACACTTGCGTAGTTGCGCCACCTGAAAACTTCTGTGAAGCAAAGCCATAAGAGAATTCACCGATTTTAGATGACTTAGATACTCGAACACCATCAGCGATTCTGCGAGCAGCAGTTCCAGAGATTAGTCGTGTGCCTGCTGCGATTTTAATCTTATCGGCGGCATATTGCGCCAAAGCATTTGACTGCTTTTTAGCTTGCGCTATTGCCTCATCATCCATTGCCTTGAAAGAGCGTGTAATTGCACGAAGGTCGGATTTGTCGTAAGCAATTTTAGCTTCCACCTTCACGCTCCTTTAATATCTCAATGGCGGTTAATACATCCTCTGCGGTTTCCCAATACTGCATCGGTATTCCCGAAGCGATGGCCAGTTGAACCAGTAATCTATTTACTGATCCGACTGGATGGCTTTTGGGTCATCATCACCGACAATTACATCAGCGACTGTATCCATCCAAATCTCATAAGACTTGATTGGCTTACCGCCTGCTTCACGCTTCATCGCGTTATATGCTAAAAACATAAGATCGGATATTCCGATGCCATCTTTAGCCTGTGCAATGGTCTTGCCAAATTTGGTTTCCCATTTAGCCCACTCTGGCGGAGCGGCTACATAAGTAGCCTGCTCCCCCGAGTTATATTCAATTGTAATTGGTAACTTCATGCTCTCGATTTCCTAACTTTTAGCTGAATGTTTCGGTTGGTGTTCCAACTACCGTCATTGTCCAAGTGTCGGTCTGCGCTCCTGGAGCTGCGCCACCTGCGCTTGGAAATACTGGCAAAACATTGAACGCGAAAACTGCGCCGCTTGCAGCAGTTAGTGAAACTGCTAAAGTGGTGTTTGGTGCTGATTCGCAGGCTGACCACATTGCTTCGAATAGTGAGCTAGTCGCTCCCCAGTCTGAAAGCAATTCAAGGGTCAATGTCCATTGATCATCGGTGTGCTTGTAAGCCTTGCCATCCAATGTTTGATAAACATCGATAGTTGGGCTATTAGCCAATACCGCGCTAGTAGTCTGCGCATCGTAGTTGGTGCTAGCGATGGTCAGCGTAATATCGCGGCCTGTTATTACATTTGTAGGCACTATTACTCCTTTTTACGATTGCGTATAGTGTTTGCTAACGCGGATGTCTGAAACTAGCATTGCGCTAGCCCCAATTTCAGTTACTGTCGGGCGCTCGACTACATCGACTGCCCAACCAGCAGGAATTGCTTGAACGACTGAAACGATTAACTGTTCCAAGTTATCAAGCGCTGCTGGATTTGAATTGTAAGCCACGATGACGGAAATCGTGAGATTTACATTGCAATGAAAACTAGATTTGCCGATTGTGTCGAATTCTAAATATGGTGAATCAGGCACTAGCACGACTGCTGGCGGAATGACCGCTTCAGGCACATGATTATAGACATTAGCTGCGACACTTCCAAGAGCTGTTGCTAAAGCGCCACGCACATCTGCTGCAATGGTCGTTGGCATTATTGAGCCAGCGTTTCTACATCCATGTAAGCGCCGAGCAATCCAACGCATTTACTAAATAATGATCTGCCCATGCGGAACGGAGTAGCCGCAAAATCTACGCCTTCGATCTGGCCGCCTGGTGCTACTCGGCTTTGGAAAACTTCAACTGCTACTGCTAGGACTGCGGCTTCTACGGATGAATTGCCGACATAAGTTGAAGCGCCAGATAGTTTTGCTTTGCCGCTTGGAATCACATTGGCTTCCTCGACATCTGCATTAGTTATATTGCAGCTGAATGTGTAAAGCCCTAAATCATCCTCGTTAATTGTGCGTGTGCCATTAAAAGGCGAACCGCATCCGGTAATAATTACTGATTGGCCTTCTGTAAATTCATGAACGCCTACTGTTTCAAAGTAAGCGATATTGTCCTCTAGTTTTACCTTTTGTACTGGTGCTTCAAAAGATACAAGCATTGGCAAGATTGTATTTTCAGAAGCATCGACAATATCTTCAAGATAAGCATCGTTATATAGGGATGACGATACGCCAAGTATGCTCCGCAGTTGAGCCGCAGTTACAATGCTTGGCATATCGTTCCCTTCTTTCGACCTACTGCCTAGCCCCGAGAGCTAGGCTAGGCATGATTAGACTGATTGGTTAAGTGTGAATGCTCCGCCAGCGGTTAGGGTCGCAGTTGCGC